GAATGTTTGTGGAGGTTCCACGCGCCAATGTGTATTTGGCCAATTGCGGGTTATAGAGCCATGCCTCAAAAGAAGTTTGCTGATTGGAAGAGTTACCCGCCTGAATCACCGTGCCCGTGTTGCTTCCGCTTATTGAGGGGCTTGCCAAACCGACATAACTTTGCAGTTGAACATACCGATACCCAGTGCTTGCGTCAGTGCCACTAGCCCGAAAACGAATATTCATAACAACGTCATTGGCGCTGGTTAAGCCGTTCCACGTGACAAAATAGTTTTCATACGTCGCTGTAAAACACGAATTGACAGACAACGTTGCGGCAGCGCTTGCTGTGCCGGCGGTGATATACACTAGGCCGCCGTTGGTGAGGTAGGTGTTGGTGTCGGATGCGGTAAGTACTGCGCCACTGGTAAACGTTTTCACTGCCATTTATGGGTACCCCAGTCTGTTTGTGTCAAGTATGCCGAACTGATTGCTATCGAGCGTGAACGGTGTGCCCAGGTTTGGCGACAACGTAAGCGCCAGGCGGGCAACGTCAGGCGTGAACGACACCGCGATCCGTTGAATTTGAGCGTTGTAGGTTGCGCCTCGGAACGTGATCGAGGCACCGGCAGCAATGTATCCAGCGCCGCCGGTCGCCGTTTGCAGCTGTGCAACGCCAAGCCAGGTGTCGTCGGCGTTGGTGTCGGTGGTCAGGGTGAACGGCACCGCTGTGGTCAGGCCGTTGAAAAGGTTGTAGAGCAGTCCGGCAAGGCTGGCGGCGTCGGCTGTCGTATTGTTTGTCGTGTAGTAATCGAGGCTGTTAAACGGTGCGGTACCTGTTTGGCTTTGCGTGGCCAAACCGTCCGGGTACACGTTGATTTGGTTAAACACGTTTTCGGCGGACGAAAAAAACTCTAAGCCGGTGTAACGGATTGCGCCCGTGTCGCTGAATGTCGCTGATGTGGTCGTTGGTGGGCCGACGATCATTCCGACTTGGCCAGCAAAAATGCCGTCGCGCTGGTTGTCTCGATCGTCAATAAAGTATTGGGCTGTGCGCGCAATCTTGTTGACAAGATCTAGCGCATTTTGGCCTGGCAATGTAATTGTGCTTGAGGTCAGATTGCTGCCAACATTCGGCACCAATACGACGCCAGCCAATGTGCATATTAGGCCCATTTGTGACGTGCACTCGGCCGCCGCAATCGTGTTACCACTCGGCACTGACGCCTCAAATGTGTAGGCCGCCGTTAACCCTGTGCCGCCTGTAGCCGAAATGATGATGCGGTCACCTGGGGCTAATCCTGTGCCAGCGTCGTACGGTATGTCGTAGCTCCGCCGTATGTCGGTGATTTTGCCGCAAAAGTAAGCGCGGGCTGTGTCGGTGTTTGTGACCCGCACGTCGATGTATTGGCCGATGGCTAACGGTGTCGCATAAGTCGCTGCCGGTATGAGCTCGATCGTGCAGCTGGATGCCTGGAAATTGTCTTGGAAGTAGGTGCGGCCCCGAACGATCTGCACCGATTGGACGCCGGTAAGGGTTGTGTACGTCCCATTTTGGGTCGTGGCGTAGTTGACGGTGGGGGCTGTGTATGGCATTAGGCGGCTGTGGTTCGGATCGGCACGGAGCCGTTGACTTGCATGTAGCGGCGCAGGGCCGCGACGACGGCGTTGGGGTCGCCCCCGTTGACGTTGATTGTGATGTTGTTGCCGGTGCCTCCCATGCGGTCGAGGGGGACGACGGCTTCGGGGCCAGCTTCGCCAATAAGTGCGAGTGTTGGGCCGGTCACAATGCCGCCGTCGGCTAGGGCGGGAATGCGGGGAATGTCGGGCGGGTTGATTGTGATTGGGCCGACTTTGAATTCGAGAAGGTCGTTTAGTTTGTCGATTGCGTTGGTGTTGATGAAACCGATGATCGAGTTGGCAAACGCTTTGCCAATTTCGAGGCCCCTATTTGCCAGGCTCTTGAACGCTTCAACCATTGTGTCGATGATGCCTTTAGTAAACTGGCCTGCAAACAGGACAAGCCCTTTGAGCAGATCGGGTCCAATGTCAAACAACCATTTGAGCAACGCGATTTGCAACTTGGCGGTGGCTTCGATGAGTTTTGGGACGCCTTTGGTCAAAATCCATTGGATCATGTCGCCTAGAAAACGGCCAAGATTTTGTAGGGCCTCGGGGCCTGATTCTTTGATCCAGGCGGTAAATGCGTCTTTCAATTGAACGAGTTTGTCGCGCAGTAAGGGCAGTCCAGTGTCAATAATCCATGCGCCAAGTTTTTGCAGCACTTCGCCGATTGCTTCAAGGACTTTTGGCGCGGCTTCCTTGATGTTTTCGCCGATGAGCCGAAGGACGCCGCCCAAACCTTCTTTGTCGAATACGGCCGATACTTTTTCAAACGCCGGGATCAATGTTGTCGTGGCAAAACCGACAACTTTTTCTAGAATCGGCAGCAGGGCTGTACCAAGTGTTTCGGAGGCTTCGCCAAACGCCACTTGAAGCCGTTCAACGCGGCCAACGGCAGTGTCGGCTAAGGCCGCCTGGGTGCCACCGAACGCGTCATTGAGCGCGTTAGCGGCCGCCGTGAAATCTTTAGATTTGGTGATTGACTCGTCGAGGGGGACGCCAAGTTTTCTCAGGGCTGTGAATTGACCGTTGTAGGCTTTGCCGAGAGCTAGCGAAACTTGGTCTAGGTCATTGCCAGTGCCTGCGGCGATATCCATTGCCAGCGTGAGCTGCGACATGGCCGTGTCGGAGTCGCCGGTGGCGCGGGCCAAGATTTCCATAGCGCTGCGCAACTTGGTGTCGGCAACGCCGCTGGCGAGCGTCATTGCCGATATTTGGTCCTCGATTGCGTCAACGTTGGCGTCGGTTGCGCCAGTCGTGTTCTTCAGCGATGTGCGGAGTTTGGCTTGTTCTTTAGCGTCCTCAGCGGCGGCCTTGACGCTTGCTCCTAGCCCTGCGGCCAGTGCGCCAGTTGCAATCGTTGCGCCTTTGGCGATTGCTTTGAATGCGCGGCCAGCGCGGTCGCGGAGACCTTCTAACGCTTTCTCGGCTTCTTGGACGCCTTTAGGTTGGAAGTCTGTGACGATGGGGACTGTTATTGCCATTACTTCAAGTCCTTTTCGACTCGGTCCATGACGTCACGGATCAACGCTTCCATTTCGCGTTGGACTCGGTCCTGATTGCGTTCAGCGGCTGGCCACAGAAACCGTGACGGCTGGCCAAATCGGTTCAGAGACGTGCCAAGGCGGTTGGGTCGTTTTTTGCCTGCCACTTCAATAATTGCGGCCGCCGGGTCTTTTTGTTGAATTTTGACAGCGCTTCCAGCTTTGCGGCTAGTGTCAACTTTGAACCGTAGCCCTCGACGGGCCGCGCTGGAACTGTAGGGGAATTTGGGTGTTCCGTTTTGTGACCAGGCGCGGGCCATGCCGGACAGCAATGTTTCGCTGTAAGAGTTTTTGGCGTCGGTGATGATTGGGGCCGCAACCAGTTTGGCGTCTTTGGTGAATTGTTTCCGCAGCTCCGGGTCGATCTGTCGAAGGGATTTGATGGCCTCTTTTGCGCCTCGGATTTCACCGGCGAAATGCGCGGGCATTGTTGGCCTCCTTCCGTTGATCGTTCAAAATTTTTATGACTGTTGTGAGGTCGCGGGCCTCAAACGGTATTTCGTTTGGCCAGAAGCCTGTTTCGGCTAGCAGTTGGGCTAGGCCGAAACTCCAGCTTCCGGCGGGGTAGGGTTTTGCGGTTCTTCATTAGCAACGTCTAACTCAACAATTTTTTTGACAAAATCGTCGTAGATCAGCGGCACTGTGACCCCGGATGTTTTGGATGCTGACCAGGCAAGAAACGCTAAGTCGTCGTAGCCGATTCCTCGGGCTAGGTCTGATGCCTGGCGTTTCATTTTGCGTTCCCATTCGATGACGTTGGCAAATGTCGTGGTGACTTCGTATTTGCTGTCCGTTGTGGTGACGTTAAGGGTCAATTTCATGGTGTTTCTCCTTGCACGGTTGGAGGGTTAAATCACGGGCTGGTGATGTCGCGGGCCCAGGTGCCGCCAGTGAACGTGACGTCCTGGGTGCTGAGTTCGCCGACTGTCGAGTTGACAGGGGTGAAACTGGCGAGCATGCAGCCAGTGATTGTGTACTCCGGATTACTTGCCGACTCTGTGGTGCCACTAGGCGAAATGACCAGGGTCGCGGTGCCGACGTTGACGGCATCGTAGAGGGCGGCCTCAACTTCGCTTGAGCCGTAGCTGTTAAACAGCGTCAGCGTGACTTCGACGTTTTGCAGGCCTTTGGTGAACTTGTGAGCGGTGTCGCCAAATGCGGTCACTTCAAGCGCGTCATATGCGGCTGTGATCGTGCAGGCAGTACACTGGTCGCTCAGGTCGTAAGTGGTCATGCCGACGGTCAGGTTGACAGTCGCGTTGGACAGGAATGTGGTTGTTGCCATTGTTAGTTTCTCCTTGCCGCGATTGCGACCGTTAAGGAATATGCGGGTATTTGTTGATCGCCGACTGTCACGGCTATTGGTCTGCCGTCGGTAACGGCGAGAGTGGTTGACGCCATGATGGTGTCGGCGGTTGTGATGAGGTAATCCTCGGCGTCTTGGTTGCCTGGCGGGGCCGCCAAGATCAGCAGTTCAAACCGTATGTCGCCGACGTTGTAGGTGAAGCTGTCAAACGTGGGCGGGTTGACCATGACGGTCATGGGTCGAGCGTTGCGCGGATCGGTGACGACGGCGACGCCAAGCGCGGTCAGCGCGTTGACGATCGCTGTGCGGGATTCGGCGAAAATGCCTGTCGCGGCCATTTAGGCCACCTGGCTTCGGCGGATGCCGAGCAGACGCATGATTTGGCCCATCGAGCCGGTCGGGGTTGGTGAACCGAGCTCTTGGAATGATGCGAACGAGTCGACCGAGCCGCGTTCACGGTACAGGGCCGCCGCGTACATAATTGTGCCGAGTTTGACGGCGCTACTTGGCACGGAAGAGAGGGACTCGCCTTGATAGCCAGCCATCTTCCGCGCCTTGTAGGCCCAAGCGTTAGCGGCCTCCGTGCAGACCGTAACGAAGGCTGTGTCGTTAGCGGTAGCCACGGAAATACCTAGCCACGACAGAACGTCTGCGGCAATGATCCAGGTGCACGTTTCTGTCCAGGTAATCGTGCCGGCCATTGCGTCGCGGGCGACGTCGCTGCCGGCGTTGGCGACAAGCAACTGGTTCAGGATGATGATTTCGTCATCAAACGTAAAGTCGCCTTCGTCGTCCAAGCCGATGAAATACCTGGTCGGTACGTCAAGCACGGTGAATGTGCCGTTGAACCCTGTGGTTCCGGCGACGACGATTGTTTGGCCGATGCCGATTTCTGTTGTTTCTAGGGTCTGCACCACGGCGTAGCCATCGACACGTTGCGTGTGCGTGACGGTGAAAACGGGCATGGTGCAGAGCTCCTAGGTGCAGCAGTCAGCGGATCAGGTGAACTTGACGAACTTCGACGCGTCAATCATCAGCGTGGCGAAGTAGCCACGGAACGCGATCGTGCGCGAAAGCGTCGACGGCGAGTCCAGGCTGATGGCGCCCTTTTGCTGTTCGAAGATTTCGTAGCCCGAGGCGTCACCAATGATGAGTGCGCCGTTCGCGAAGTTGCGGTCGACGACGACGCGGAGGCCGAAGGCGGTGGCGTCTGCCGAGGCCGCCGACATTTGGCCAAACGCGTTCATTGGGCCGATCTGGGGGAACAGCGGGCGGTCTGCCGTGTCGGAGAGCTTGCCGAGAAGCTCGTAGACGTCGGGTGCGATGAACATGTGCGTTGGCAGGTTGCCGTTTGATCCCGAAAGGATGGTCTTGGCTGCGTAGTACGCGGCAGCGACCCAGGCGGCGGGGTCTGCGGTGGTGCCGAAGTCGGCGAACGCCTTGGTGACGGATGCACCGGCGACCAACTGGTCAGCGGCGTAGTTGTCCGTGGCGTTGGCGTAAATGCGGGCCATGTCATCAAGGATGATTGACAGCACTGCCGGGTCGGTCCAATCGAGGTCGGCTTCAGACACGTTGACGTATCCGCCAAAGATTTGCTTGGTGACCTGGTTGTTGAACACCACGAGGGTTCCGGACTGGTTGGCCATTTCGGCCAGGCTTGCGCCGATCGAAACGTGCGTGGTCACTTCGGGGCGGATGAACACCTTGCCGCCACCAGGCATTGCGCGGACACCGACTGCGTCAACGACAGGGCGACGACCGATGAAGTTGTTGTACACCGGTCCGACGATTGGGGTGGGCAGGATGCCGGGCGTGTCGGTGGTGACGACGTCGGGCGCTGCGGCCTTGATGGCTTCGCGCATTTGGTGCCAAGCTGATCCGCCAGCGATAGCCGCCGAAAGGTACTCGACTGCTGTGGGCAGCGGGACTTCCTTGCGGGCCGTCGCGTAAACGATCGGGCTGACGGGGATGGTTGCCGGTGCCTCTGCGGCCTCGGCCTGAATTGCTTCTGACACTTGTTCCTCCTCGGGGGTGTCTTGTGGGTTGGTTTCGTCGTCCTCCGGGTCGGCCGAGGCGGCGATTTCTGTGATGACTGCGTCGCTAAACGCAGGCACGGCGACTAGCGACAGCTCGATCAGATCCGCTTTGGAAACGATCATGACGCCTTGCTTGTCGAACTTGAACTTCGTTGGGTTTGCCCCAACGGACACGGAATCGTAAGCGCCGGACTTGAGGAGCGCGACAGCGTCGCGGCTGGCCCGCGTGTCGGCCAGCGTTGCTTCAAACTCAAGACCGGCTGCGGTGTCAGTCAACTCGTTGACGACGCCGCGAAGCTGTGTCAGGTCGTGGTTTTCAACAAGTTTTGCAGCTTTTTGGTTGACGTCAAAAGCGCCAGGCAAGAAACGGACTTTTTGGCCGCCGGCGACGGTCGCGGTGACGTTCCACGGTACGGCGACGCCGGAAATTTTCGGCGCATAGTTTTCTTCGTCGTCTTTCATCGCTGTGAGCTGTGCAGCGGCGGTGAAACGGATCGTGCGGTTGGGTGCGGCCGCGTCGACCGAGTATTCACTGACGTACAGCGCGGCGAGCTGCTCGAGCGCGGCGTCAATGTCGCGGTGGCAGCCTTCGACGGTGCCGTCGTCGTGTTTCACGACCGCAAAGCCGGAGCACTCGGGGTTTTCTGTTTCGATATGCCAAGGCATTATTCAAGCTCCATTTCGTCCTCGGGCAGATCAGGCGCGGGCGCTTCACGCTGAATCTCGGGTTCCTCAATCATGAATTGTTCCAAGTATTCCTCAACGTCAAATTGGACGTGGCGGCCGTTCGGCAAAACGTCATTCATTGACAAGCGCTCTTGGATTGAGTGCAGCACAGGCCGAGCTCCGAAGAGAATCAGGTCTTGGCGTGACTGTTGCGCGTTTTGGTAGGTCATGCCAGATTGATCGATGCCGAGCAGATAACCGGGAATGTCAAGCAGGCGGGCCATTTCAAGCGCCTGGTATTTGCGTGATTCCACGAGCTGCAGTTTGCTCGGATCAGATGAAAACTCTTTCCATTCAACGGCGCTGTTCAATGCGCCGATGGCCGATACGCGGCGGGCGTTTGCCCAGGCTCCGGCGAGTTCGCCGAGCTCTTCGGATGACATTGGTTCTGAGTTGCTGGTTTGCTGGAGGTATCCGGCGGCGATTTCGGTTGCGGAAAATCGTTCGGCCGCCTGATCGAGGCGGAGCGCGACACCGACGGCGCGGCGGCCCGCGTAGACGATGCCTTGGTTCGGTGACAGGAACGTGATGACGTTAGAGACGTCAAGCGGCAAGCCGTTGAACTCGAGGTCGTCGGGCATGCCGAACCATTCGGGCGACGCCGGCATGGTGGTGGAATAGACCATGTTGGCGGGCAGCCATTGGAACGTCGCGGGGAAGCCGGTCGAGTAGCGGGACGTGACGGCCCAGTGTGCGCGGCCGTACATGATGAGATCGCGGGCGGTTTTGCCCATGATAAACTGGCGCGTCACTTTTGGATCGGGTCGGCTCATCCATGTTTCGCCTTGGACCCAAATTTTTTCGTACTCTTCGCCGCCCCATTGCAGCACGTAGGATTTCAGATCAAGGGTGCCGACGACGGTGGTGATGAGCGAAACGGCCCTGGCGATGGTGGGGACAGATAGGGCAGCCTCTTCAGAAGCCCCAACGCTGTACGAGTAGAACTGCCCTATCTGCGATGCGCCTGCAGCTGCGCCAACGGGGGACGAGGCGAAAGCCGGGGCTTCGATCTTTTTGCGGAAAAGACCCACGCTCGGATTGTCCCCGATGATCGTTGCAAACGCAAGCGTTTCGGAAAAAGATAGAAACTGATCCCCTACCTGGCGAAGGCGATGGCGGCGCGGGTTTTTTGCTGTGGTCGAGCGACCAAGGCCGCGGCCCAAATCATGCAGCGAGCCAACGTGATGAGACCAGGCGACTTTTGGCTGGATAGCACGAAGCCTGCGGCGGTGCGTACCCCGACCGCACGGTTGACGTGCTCGGACAGCATTTGTTCCCCGGTGTGCACCAGGCGGCCCTCGACAATGAACTGGCGGACCGTGGCTGTGTGGGTCAGCAGCTCGTTGTACCCGACGATCACTTTTTTGCGTTCGTAGGCCGCTGGCGCTATTGACGCCAGGCTAGGTGTTAGGGCAATGCTGGCCACGGCCGCCGCCTCCTGGTCGATCGCGGCCCACAGTGCAGGCAGGGTGTCGGCGATGAACGCGACGGTGACACCGATCCGGCCGTCGGGCATGACGTTGGCTCGGATGCCGGTGTAGGTGTTTTCGTCAATGCTGGAATCGACAGCCAGGACGCCGCCGTCGGGTATGGCTGGAACGATCAGCTTGTCGAACACGCCAGGGGCTAGCCACGATTGGGCAGACGAAATCCACAGGTTCAGGGATGCCCTGTGGAACGCGGCTTTGTCGGCCATGTCAGATTCGTCGCGGAGCGTCTCGAGATCGAGCAGGTGCCCGATGGCGGGGTTGGCCATGGGCCAATACACCTCGTCGGTCGTATCGACGCCGGAGGGAATGGACCATTCCGCGAAAAACAATTTGCTGTCGGCCTTGGTGTCGATCGTTCGCAGGCCTTCCTCCCGCAGTTTGAGCATGGCGTGGGAATCCTCGGTGCCGGCGGTGCTCCAGCACGACAACAACGATTGCCGCCGGGCGCGTTGGCTTGGGATCGCGCCGTTGAAGATCACGTCGGCTGAGATGTTCCACAGCTCGTCGGCAATGATGAAATCCGGGCTGAAGCCGTGAAACGCTCGAGGTGTGGCGGCCTGAACCAGCCATCGGGAGCCGTCTGGCATGACGGCCTCGTTGCGGCCATACGACCAATAGAGCTTTGCGCCAAACTTGGTTTCCAGTGTCGGGGCCAGCGACTCGAACAGCTCAACAGCCAGGTCAAGGTTGTGCGCGGTCGAGATCAGCAGCACCGGCTCGCCGCGTCGGATCGGCTCCTTGGTCAACACCCACAACGCCAGCGCCTTGAGCGCCACGGTTTTGCCGTTCTGCCTGGCAACGGACACCAAACTGCGCTTGTAACAAAACGCGCCGGCGTCATCGTGCGCCAGCTGCCCCTGCAACGCAGTGATTTGCCACGGCATCAACTCGATCCCCAACACGTCTTTAGCCAGGGCCGCCACCTCGATGCCATAAGAGCCTGAACCCTTAGGTACTGATACGAGCCTGGGCGGGATCACGGCGGCCACAGCCGGATCGATCACGGCCTGCCCAAATCCGCCACCGTCAACCCCACTTTGCCCTTTCGGGGATACATCGACGGATGGGGTCGGGGTCAATGTTTTTTCATTTTCAAAAAAAATTTCAAAATTTTTTATTTTTTTGCGATTTTGTGCGGTTTGGGCTCGTTTTTTGGCTAGTGCTTCGGCTCCGCGTCGTGCGTTGCATTTGTGGCAGCTTGGCACCCAGTTTTCTTGGTCTGTGGGGTCGATGCCTGCCATGACGGGGATGCGGTGGTCGACTTCGGTTGCTTTGGCGCGTTTGCACCAGTGGCAGGTGGTGTTGTGTTGTAGGAACTCTGCTCGAAGTTTGCGGTAGGTGGCGTTGTCTAGGTCTTTGCGTCGGTGGTTAGCCACGGGTGATGCCGTCGCCTTTGCA